CATATCATTTAAGAACTCTTGTAGATATCCCTCTCGTAAAACAAATATACTTCTCTTTTCTTCATTCAATCGTGTTTCATATTCAAAATTATTAATACCCAATACAGGATTTAATGTTGCTGTTGGTTCACCAGGTTTTGGAATTGTGAAATCACTATCGACAACTTTACCTGCAGGTAATATCATTCTACCACTTGAATCCTTAACTTTTGTTGTTTCATAAAATCTGACAGAGTTTAAACTTTCACCATATTTACTATAAGCATAGTTATATAAGTCACGATTATTTAATGGCCATTCACTTCTTACATTAATAATTCCTGCAGTGGTTAGTACTACCCAATCAAACTGAGCACTACCATATAATGCTTCGGCAACAGTATCAGGTCTTGCACCTTCTGGAATCTGGAACTTATCAAATACTGTAAAATTATTCTGTAAGTCATCCCTTAATTTTGCACGACGAAATATATTCTTTACTTCAACATAATCAAGTGATGATGTTTTATCCTTTAGAAAAGATGGATATCTTAAATTAGGAAGTTCTCTAAAATATCCCATTAGTAACCTACTGCCTCTGTGTCTGGACCATTATCATAATCAACATCATAAATTGGTTGTATCTCTTTGAATGCTACATCAAGTGTCATAGAAACTGGTGTACCATCTTCATAGGTTGAATAGACTCCTTCACCAGTATAAGTCGTTTGCATATCTGTCATGAAACACTGTTTGAATTTATTTAAGAATGGATGATTTTTTCTACCACTTCGATATCTTAATTTAAATACGTTAGGTGTTTTAAGGAAGAAAGATCCAGAACCTATAGTACCACCTGTTGCTTTTGGTGCCATGTTTCTTTTAAATGCACGAATAATTAATCTAACCTGTTCTGCTTCTCTTTCATTTCGAGGTGCTAATCTAAATGAAAATCTAAAGTTTCTTAACGTCGGACCACCAAATAACAACTCCATGTGTGGATTTATTATTTCACCATTTGCTCTTTGAAATAATTGATTAACATCAACTTGAGGTCCGAATAATGATATTGCTTCGGCAGCTAGTCGTTGATTAAAAAATTCTAATGCTACACCAGTATTACCAACTCCTCCCACTACATCTTGTGCTTTTTGTAGTGCAGCATCTTTAAAATCACTAAAAAATTGACCTCTTTTTTGACTATCAAACATTTCACCCATTCTTGGAGCAAACGTACCTACCACTTCAGTGACAGCTGATGCTCCAACTGCCTGTAATCCATTTAGACTTGACGCATCATACTTTACATTATTAGTATCTTGTAAATTTGATGGTATGGGTAATAATATTGTTCCATCATTAATTAATGGTTTTGTAGATAAACCTTGAGTTCCTCTTCTACCAGCACGATTTGTAAAAGTATTTCCAGTTACATATCGATTATCATCACCAGGTGCGTTTATATAGTCTGAACCAATTGCTACATATCTTTCAATATCAATTTGTAAGTAATCAGTATGTTCTGTCATTGCTTCAAGAGGATATCTTAAAACTCCACCCCTTATTTTATCATTATATTTTCTTCTATTAAGTCTATTTAAAGCTATCAGTGCTTCAAAAGCATTACGACGTTGTTCATTCGTCTTTTCATTTGGTTTTGTTTCTACAGTTTCTGGTCTTTCAGTATTATTAGATGCTTTATCGGCGTTACTTTCTTTACTAGATTCACTAGCATCTCTTATTTCTTTAAATTCTTCTGATCCTCTAAATTCTGAAAATGACATATATCTTTTTAGTTATTTATACGGAATTTTGCAAACGGTAAAGTATTTAGGTCTCTAAGTTCGTCATTTGTTGCACGATAGAGTCCACCTACTACATCTGAAAAGGTATATTGACGAGATTGACCCCAATGAAAGTTAATTCCTTTGAATCCCCAAGAGTAAACACTTGTTACTGCGACAAGTGGATGCTCATCATATCTTATGTTAGGTGTTTTAGGTCGATATACAAATACATAAATGTTTCCAGTTTCAGGAGCAGATCCTTCTGTCAATGCTCCTAAGACTTCTTGCATGATATCGTCAGCAGATTCTATACCTGCTAGTTCATCTACCAGTGGTGCGATACGACTCATTTGATTCCCAACTCTTTCTCAGTCATCACTTTAAATTCCCATAAACGATCTTCACAGAACTCTGTTGCTGCTTTCCACTTTGCTTGATTCTTAGCGTATTCATATACTTCTCTTAAATAACTTTTTGTCTGTCTCTTCGGTTTCTTTGGTTTTGTTGTCTGTTTGAGTGGTTTAACTTCAATTAAGTATCTTTTTATCTTACCTGTATTCTCTTGAACCTTGATGTAAAAATCTGGAAAGTATCTATGAACTCTATTATCAACAGGAGAACGATATGGTAATGCGATTTCTTCACTTCCCCACTCAAGTATTCTCTCATTTTTATCACAATAAACCATAAATTTTCTCTCCCAAAGAGACCTATAGATGATGTTTGTAGGATCACCTTTATACTTTCTGGGGTAAGAAGGATAATATTTTCCTTTATAAGACATAAATAGAAATAACAATCATACTTATTTAGAGTGGCAGAAACAACAATAAGACCATATAACATGTCGGTTGCTAAGAATCTGATAGGTCCTTTAGCACAAACTAATCATTTTCTTGTGACTTTTTCATCTTTAACACCATCAGTTGAATCGTATTTGAATGATTATAGTGGTATTTCTGATATAAGACCTTTTCTTTCAAGAACAGCAGGTATACTTTGCAATTCAGCAACACTTCCAACAACCGCATATGCAACAGCAGATATCAGAGATAATTTCATGGGTGTTCCTCAACAGTTTGCTCATACTAGAATTTACACTGATATAGACTTTCAATTTTATATTGATGAGGACTATACTTTACTTAAAATATTTGAAGGTTGGATGGAATATATTTCAAGTGGAGCAGATGATTCTACCATACAAGAGGATCGTGCTTTCTATAGAAGAATGAGATATCCTGATTCATATAAATGCAATACGATGTATATTAATAAATTTGAGAAAAACTTTAAAAGAACAATGAGATATCGATTTGTAAACGTATTTCCAAAGAGTATGTCAACTATTCCAGTAACCTATGGTCCTGCTGATATATTAAAGGTATCAGTTTCTTTCAACTATGACCGCTATATAGTAAACGGTTAGAAAACCCATATAAATAATTTTACTGAGTTGATAGTACATTATGCCTTTACCAAAAGTTAATACACCGACTTATGAGTTGGTGTTGCCTTCTAACAATAAAAAAATAAAATACAGACCTTTTTTGGTTAGAGAGGAAAAGATTCTAATTATGGCATTAGAGTCTGAAGATATGAAACAGATTACTAATTCTGTTGTTGAAATACTAAATGCTTGTATTCTTACAAGAGGAATTAGAATTAATACTTTGTCAACATTTGACATTGAATACTTATTTTTAAATGTAAGAGCAAAGTCTGTTGGTGAGAGTGTTGAAGTGAACGTTACATGCCCTGATGATAATAAAACATCAGTTCAGGTTGCGATTGATCTTGATTCAATCAAGGTTAAAAAGAATAAAAAACATTCCAACATTATTAAATTAGATGATGTTTTATCATTGAAAATGAAATATCCATCAATGGATCAATTCATTGAAAATAATTTTGAAGCAAACGAAGAGTCAAGTGATATTAAAACGACTCTTAGTATGATTACATCATGCATAGATATGATTTATAATGATGAAGAGAGTTGGAGTGGATCTGAATCTACAAAAAAAGAACTTGAAGAGTTTATTGAACAATTAAATTCAAAGCAATTTAAGTTAATTGAAGATTTCTTTACTACGATGCCTAAATTAACGCATACAGTTAAGGTGAAGAACCCTCAAACAGAAGTAGAGTCGAATGTTGTATTGGAGGGATTAGCTGCTTTTTTCAGCTAAGTATGGCTCATACGAATCTGGAGTCATACTATAAAATCAATTTTGCCCTGATTCAGCATCATAAATATTCATTAACAGAAATT